AATGGAAATAGTAGGTTATCTTTTCCATACCCACGTACTTTCACAGTGGGGTAGTTTTCTCGAGGTGGTGACACCTGTATGGGGTTAAACCCGGACGGTTTGGTCAAACTAATAGTACCACACCAATTGTAATCTGATCCTAGCCGCATTAAGGTAGCGGTGATTACGGGCCAGCCGGTGAGCTGAAGAACTATGTTTGGCAGCTAGGTGTCAACATAATTGGTAGATAGCAGCGATGAGATCCGTTCTAAAAACTCCACGTTCATGCCTAATTCTTCCAGTCCCTAGTCACTGAGTTGAATCTTTCTGGTTCAGTGGTATGTGTTACAGCCATGAGTCAATTAACTGCTTTATCCAGTGTGCCCTCTCGCACGTCAACGAGACAGCAAAGTCTTCAGGAAGAGAAATATCCCGAAGATGCTGATGTGGGATTTGAGCCACAGATGCGTAAGAAATTTGCGACAAAAACTCAAAGGCTTAAAATGCAAGGCAAATTGAGGCCCCCTATTCGTAGGATTCTCAATTTGTCTCGGGCACATCAAGATTTCTGTAATAATTTCAATGTTGATCCATTTGAATTTAGTTCAGAAGAATTTGAAAGTTCAAGATATGCCAATAAGCCGACCAATTCTGCTTGGTCTTTAAATCTTAGCAGTCGCTTTAAACCATTGACGAGTGAGCGTTCAACTCAACCCGTTCAAGGAGAGGCGTTTGTATTCCGATCCGTTCAAAGTGGTCCTAGAGACCCACGGACTGGACGTGTCCATCCCATCAAGAAAGACCATAAGCAAGTCTTTAGTGAGGGTAAAGCTTTACAGAGAGCTGGAACAAATATTAAATCTGAAATGGAGCCAAATGTGTCGAGTAGCATTCCAAAGCAATGGAGTCCTACAGAAGTCTACCTTACTGAATCAAGTTATTGTAAGGAACATTTTGGTTTGAATTTGTCTGAATTCAGATCAAAATTGTCGACCATTAAGAGAAGTCTGCGATCAAGTGGAAGAAACGTTGTTCCTTCCATCTTGGGACGTGATCTTAGGGCCCAATTGCGAAACTTGCACCATGTCAGTGATAGGTGGACCAGCCCAACGGAGTTTGGACCGGACCTTCCTGTATTTAGTGGTGGGAGTGGATTAGTTCCTCCAACAGTTATTGAAGAAGATGAACCTTCTCAAGACCTTCTGGAGTACAATGAGCGCCGAGTTTATCGTGTTAAGATGCGTGATTATGCCGTTCCAAACCTCAAACTTCTGGGTTGGTGGAATGATGAACGCTTTCATGATTCGGCTGTGCAATGGCACGTTAAACATTTTGGTATTGTGTTCGATGATGGGGAAGTGGGTATAAGATTACCCTCATCGATTGTTGACGAATTAAAATCATGGTGGACTTTCAAAGGTCGTTCTATTGAAAACCTCGTGCTGTCAACAGCCAAATGTAAACGTATACTTTCAGTTGCTAAGTTAACAGGGGAAGAGCAATTCCTTGCTAATTTATATGCACCTGTCATTGCTTTCAATGAAGTCTGGGAACCCCAACAACAAGCTTCGAGATTGGTTTATAACCATTATCTTGATTCCACGTATTTGCCGAAGCAATTGAACAAGTTTCGAGCAAGTCAAGAAAACCGTCGTGGAAAGTTTATTTTGTTTGGAGTTGTAGCAGGCACATTGATAATATTGGGTTCAGTAATTGTTCTTTGCCGTAAAGGCAGCAAGTATGGTAGTGTTGATGTTTATAAAGCAGGATTTAAATCAGCCTGCTCATCGTTGGCCAATTTGTTTATAGAGGACAGTTTATTGAATAAATTTGTGAAAGGGGTAGTTGGTAGCGCCTCTAACTTTCACATCCCAGTAAAGGTAGTTATTCCTTCTTATGAGCCAGTTAAACATTTGTAAGGAAAGAAGCACAATACAGGAGTTAAATCTTGTTAATTGCGCTCGTTTGCCACAACCGAAATCGCTTAAACCCGGAGCCAAGATTTCGTTGTGTGAAGAAAAGGTTCGCTCTAACCTTATACACAAAGACCCTGAATTTCGAAAGGGCAAGCATGTGGTTTATGGTTTTGACACAGAACTATATGGTCCTACTGCTTTTGCATCCAATCGGCATAATGAAGAACAGGCACTCTTAGCTAGAGTGCTTGCCGATACAGTTCAACCAATAACTGGATGCAGTCCGCTGTGCACAAAGAAGTCCCATGATCCTTTGTGTCAACGCTTTGATGATGGCATAATCTCATTACCGGCTTGTATTCGCTGGTGTAAGATGAATCATAAGCAGTTGTTTCCAGCGATGAATTGTGTGCAAAGTGTAACTTGGCCTGAATACTTAAGAAGGTCAAATGCATCACCTAGTGTCAAGCGCATACTCCAAATGACTTATCTGAGAATGGTCTCAGAAGGGTATGATGAACATTCAGTTCTATCACCAAACTTGTTGTATCAATGGACAACAAGATCCTCTTTCGTTAAAGTAGAAAATAATCTGTATCGAACGCCTTGTGGAGAAAAAGATAAAGCCCCAAGGCTTATTCAGGGTGCACAACCTGAATTCATAGTGTTAGTTGGTCCTTACATTATGGCGTTACAAGATGTTTTGAAACGACGTTGGTGTGTGAAAAAATCAAATAAAGTATTTACCTCGGGAGTGTCAGCTGAAGATTCTGCTGAATTCATCTCAAATGCCGATGGTAACATCTTGGAGGACGACCTCGGAAAGTTCGACTGTTCCATTAGGAAACAGTGGTGCGAGTATGAAGTTTGGTTGGTCCAGCAGTTTGGAGCACCACGTGCAGTGGTTGATCTAATGACTGCCAACATTAAGACTCATGGTATGACTCTTCATGGATGGATGTATAAGTGTGAGGGAACTCGTAAGAGCGGGGATCCTTACACTTCTTTGATGAATTCAGTAATCAACGCATTATCACATGAATACTTATACTGTTTTTGGACAAAGTGTACGGTTGCACAATCCAAAAAACGTCTTAAAATGTTAGTCCAAGGTGATGATAATCTGATGCGTCATAAGGAGCGTAAAAAATTCGACTGGCGAAATGGCATGGCGGCCCTTGGGTTTGATTCGGAATCGATCTATAGAGGCAGCCTCCATGAAGCAGAATTTTGCTCTAATCGCTTATATGAAGTTGACGGGAACTTCATTTTTGGTCCGAAACCAGGTAAAGTTTTGGCCAAGTTTGGTTACATTGTGAATCCCCCAAAACATGTAACAAGGGAAAGTATGATGAGAGGAGTTGCTATTGGTTTGCAAAAACTCACACATCACATCCCACCTATTCGCGCTGTGGTTGATCGCGTACTTGAATTGACTCGTGGACATGAGGCCTATTTTGAACAAAAGTTTGAAGATCATGTTATGAAAACGAGGGGTACGTATGAATCAACACCGGAAGTAATGGCAACTTTGGATGCAGTATATCATTGGGATTACTGCATTCAAAGATCATTTGAGAAATCTTTGTCTCAAATGACATTAGGTGATGTCTATCCTAGTGTGTTTCCACAGTTATTGTTTGACGTGGATACTTCAGGTCCCCAGAGTTTGGGAGCATAAGCTTTGTAGTCGTGAGAACGAACTAAATAAATCTATTTGTGCACTGCCAGTGTAATTGTGGGTATTCCACAGTGGAAGAGAGCATTCGTGCTAGACTCGTCACTGTGGATGTAAATCCGCCACAGTTGTACTGTGTAATGCAGCCATCTGCCTTAGTTAAGCATCCCTAACCTTCGGGTGGGAGGAAATCCTCATCTATAACGGTTTAGCCGTATGGGGTTGGACAGGGTGAGGGTCACAAGCCCCTATAAATGCAGAGTGCACAAATCCAAACCATGTTTGTGGTTGGTTCAATCCTTAGATCAATGTTAGCCGTAAGACAGCGAACCATTGTGCCCTAGGTGGACCATCGTTCCAAGTGTGTTTGAAGGAAAGGAAAATCTTACCCCGCTTTTTCACTTAGCGGTTAGTTAAAGTGTAATAGTTGATACCCCTGGGGAAACGCCATAGGTGCCAGGGGAGCACACACAAACCGAAAAGACTGGGGTTGCAATCCGTATGTATCACACGACAACACCGATTTGGAGGGAAAATAAAGTGGCGCTTGTTAGAAACACCATCTAACTTGTACCTGAGACTTTTGACCTAACCAATAGGTAGTTGCACGATGAGCACGTAGTAGGCAATATCGTCGGTAAGTAAAATTTGTGGTGCGTTTTAGCCAAAAATGTCGTCCGTAAATAAACAAACAAAGAAAATAATTAATAAACTTGCTCAGCAAGTACAGTCCCGAGGTCGTAGTCGTACGGCCAAAAAAGGAACGAATGCTTCCGTGTCTTGGGCAAAGCGCGGTAAGCGCACTTATAGTGCCGCGGGCCCTGTGAAAGGGTTGAATTATATGGCCACTGATGGTATTAATTCATCGCGTGTAGTAACTAACAACAGTACAGTTGAGGATAAATTTCAAGTACGGAGAGAGAAGATAGCTAATGTTTCAGGTACAGCTGCCTTTACATTAGCTTCTACCTTGTATATTAATCCTGGAAATTCAGTTATGTTTCCAATTTTTTCTCAGATAGCCTCAACTTATGAGGAGTATCGTATTAATAAGCTTGTCTTTACTTTTGAGACCGATGCTTATACGGCCACAAATGGTACGGCATCAGCAGGTAAGGTCATTTTAGCTACTAATTTTGACCCTGATGATGCACCATTTAGTTCTGATACACAAATGGAAAATTACTGTTGTTCAGTGAAAGGCCCACCCTATGCTCCTATTATTGAGCATGATGTAGTAAGGGCGGGTAGTCGTCGTGGGGGGGGTAGGCGTAGAATGGCTAATTCAGATTTGCACTGAATAACTATTTCGTTTATCCTTCTGCCAATACTATTGCTCCTGGTGCTGACCAGGGCAAGTTCTACGATGCCGGTTTGTTCCAGCTTGCCACTAGTGGCAATGCTGTTACAACTGAAATTGGTGAGTTATATGTAACTTATAGTTTTACCATGATAAGACCCAAACAGCCAGAGCCTAGTGCTTATGGTTCCGTCATTCATCTCACTAATGCGGCCAATGACCAGACGCAAGCTGCGCCATTGGGTTTGACGTCTTATACGTCTAGCGTGGTTAAAACGGGTAGCACTCTGTCTATAGTTCCCATGGACACAGTTGCGGGTGTTACCGCTTATACTTTGGGAGCTTCGGTTGGATTGAATGATAGTGTTGATACCACCATCAATTTGCCCAACGTTGATGGAACTTGGTATATAGCCTTTTGCTGGTATGCAGCAACGGCCATAGCAGCTGCTCCAAGCTGTACAGCTGCTGGTGGTGCTACATTGTTGTCCCCTTGGGCCAATTCCACCGGCACAACTACCAATCGCTTTTTTATAGCAGCAGGTACTTCAGCCAGTATGAGTCAGACGGTCACGACGGTGCGTGACCCTACTCCTATTGCCACGACTAATTCTATTGTTGTTGGTGGTTTGACTGGTATGACAGATGGTAATGTGGATATTTTCGTAATCCGCATACCTAACTTGCTTTTGACTATGAAGAGCGTTCCTCAGTTCGATACTTATAGAGCTGAGCTCCAGTTGTTGCAAGAACAGTTCCGTAATTATATGAACCGTGATGCACACTGTGATAGTGACTTTGATGAAGAGAAAGTTATTGACATTGAAGAGTGTCATCTTTCCCGTAAGAAGGCAATTCCTTCTTTAACCAAGGACGGAAGTTCGTCGTCCTCCTCTAGCACTGTAGCGCCGCTTAGCAACAGCATGTTGGAGGTTATAGGTGAATATGTTACTCGACGATCTTCGAGTAATAAGTCCTCACAATAGTTGGGGCGTCGCGTGGCTTCCTAAAACCTTTATATCGCGAGTTAACTCTTATAAGATTAGGTGGATCGTTGGTTAGACCAATCCAGAGCCTATAACATTTTCTTTTGCCTTGTGTTATAGTGTATTATAGGCTGAGTTGTGGTTTCGGCAACTGCAACAATAGTTAGGCGTTAAGCCTTGTCATTAAAACAACCTCTGTGTGCAAATCAAGTTGTTATGGTAGGAGGTGAAAACAATGGTCGCTATACATAAAATTCATTGTGCTGGTTCATCTCTGAAGATTGAAGGAAATTGGGCTGTATCCTATTGGATCCCCTTCTTCAATTTGAAATCCAGTGTTTATTTAAATTACCTTTGGAGAGGGTTATACTCAACTAATAGGAGGGGG